GTCAAAGATTGGTTATTTTGCTGATGATACTTTTTGGGTTGATGTTGGTCAGGGTGCAACATACACTCGATTAACTTCAACTGCTGTTTATCGTGATGTTTCAGCTTGGTATCATGTTGTTGTAGCGCAAGACACTACACAAGCAACAGATACAAACAGAGTAAAAGTTTATATCAATGGCTCACAAATAACATTGTCTGGAACTTATCCAACACAAAACTTTGATGGCTCAATCAATAATAATTCAGCGCAAAACATTGGTAGAGAAACATCAGCAAGTTATTATTTCAACGGCTACATGACAGAGGTGAACTTCATCGATGGTCAAGCCCTAACCCCATCATCATTTGGAGAAACCAACGCACAGACAGGCGTATGGCAACCTAAAGCCTACTCAGGCTCATACGGCACTAACGGCTTCTATCTGAACTTCTCAGATAACAGCAACACAACTGCGGCTACTTTGGGTAAGGACTACTCAGGTAACGGCAACAACTGGACACCTAGTGGCTTCAGCGTATCTTCTGGTGCAGGTAACGACAGCATGGTTGACACCCCAACATCGTATGGAACTGATACTGGTGTGGGTGGGACTGTGCGGGGGAATTACGCCACGTTGAATCCTTTGATTAAACCTGTTGGAACTGTCACCTATTCTGACGGCAATTTAGTTGGCACAAACTCTGGTTCAAGTTGGAACGCAATGGGCGGGACTATTGGAATTTCAACAGGCAAGTGGTATTGGGAATATACATCACCAAACCAAAACAGTTTCTTTGGAATTATGGTTCCAACCATTAACTTTAGTTCGGGCAACCCTCAAGACGCAAATGCGGCGGCTGGTTCTGTCTTGCTTTGCGATGACAACAAATATCAGATTGATTTTAATGCAAGGGTTTCATACACAGGAACAGGCCATCCAGCAGGCACGATTGTTGGTGTTGCTGTTGACATGGATGCAGGGACAATTGTTTTCTATTTGAACGGCACTTCACAAGGTTCAATCACTTGGACAAGTTCTGCGGCTTATGGCAAGACTGTCATTCCAATGGCAATTGCTTACGATACTGCAACAACGACAACAGCCAACTTCGGTCAACGCCCATTTGCCTACACAGCCCCAAGTGGCTTCAAAGCACTTTGCACACAGAACTTGCCAACGCCTACGATTGGGGCGACTACGGCTACGCAAGCGGGTAAGTTTTTCAATACTGTTGTTTACAATGGTGCAAATCAAACGGCTCAAAACATAACTACTGTTGGATTTCAGCCTGATTTCACTTGGATAAAGTGGAGGGCAAATACTTATTACCACAACTTATTTGATGTTATTCGTGGTGTTAATAATGTGTTAAGTACCAATGTAGCGGTTGCCGAGGGCATTCGACCCGGAACACTTACTTCTTTTAATTCTGATGGTTTTTCGTTAGGCAATGACTCCACTTATTCTGGAGTTAATATTGACGCAACTTCTTATGTCGCATGGAACTGGAAAGCCAATGGCTCTGGCTCAACCAACACAGCAGGCTCTATCACTTCAACAGTAAGCGCAAACACTACGAGTGGTTTCTCGGTGTTGACCTACACAGGCACAGGGTCAGCGGCTACGATTGGTCACGGATTAGGTGTTGCGCCATCTATGCTTATATTTAAATCTAGAAGCAATAGCTCTGAAAACTGGAATGTTTATCACAGGTCACTAGGAACTTCTAATAACATCTTGTTAAACACAACTGGTGCTGCTTTTAACGATACAGCATTTATTAACAATACTGCACCAACATCATCTGTGTTATCGGTAGGTGGTGCTGGCTCAACTGGTACTAATCAAGGTAGTGGCACTTATGTTTGCTATGCATTTGCACCCATAGCAGGTTATTCTGCGTTTGGCTCATTTACTGGCAATGGTTCTACTGATGGTGCTTTTGTTTACACAGGGTTTAGACCCGCTTTTGTAATGTTAAAAGCATCATCCACTGGAGGGGCTGGGTATAACTGGGGTATGTTTGATAATGACCGATTAGGGTACAACTCGGCTCAAAGAGATTTAAGAGCAAATTTGATAAATGATGAAGGTACTGACAACAACCTAATAGATTTTTTAAGTAATGGGTTCAAAATTCGTAGCACATCAGGCGGATTTGGCGGTGGTAGTGGAATTACTTATATATACATGGCCTTTGCAGAAAACCCATTCAAATATTCACTTGCACGATAGGACTCAATATGTACGCACTTGTAAACAATAACGCAGTCACCAAAGTTGGTGAACTAGCAACTCTCTTTCCTGACACATCAAACCCTAACCATGCTTTTGCTGTTGAGCAAGGGGCATTGGAAGTGGTTGAAGGTGAGCAAAAAGACCAACGCTTTTATTGGGTAACTTTTGACAGTTACCAAGTCAACGGCTCTGTGGTCACTCGCACCTACACCAACACGCCAAAGGCTTTGGAGGATGTGACAGAGACTCCAGAGGGTGCTACTGAGCCAGTAACGACTAAAGGCTTGAAGTCACAATGGATTGCTCAAAACAAGGCATCTGCCAACAGCCAACTGGCAAGCACCGATTGGATGGTTATTCGCAAGGCAGAGCGTGATGTGGCTATTCCTAGCGATGTGGTGACAGAGAGAGCAAAGATTATTGCTGACTGTACTGCCAAGGAAACTGCCATTGCAGCTTGCACCACCATCGAGGCTCTTATCAATGTTGTTGCACCAGTAATCACTAGAGAAATGCCATGACAGAAGAAGTCACCCACAAACAAATCTACGACAGACTGCTTGCAGTTGAATCTAAGGTAGATGACATAGACAAGAACACTAAAGGTCTTGTAGAGGCTATAAAGGCTCTTGATGGGGCTTTTAAGGTCTTGGGATGGATAGCTTCTGCTGCCAAGCCTATTCTGTGGGTGGGTGGGTTAATCATGGCTGCTGGTGCTGTCTGGCAGACTTGGATTAAAAAATGAAAGATTGGGCTTTCGCTTTTACGAGCGCAGCCCTTTTCTGCATTACTGTCGTCTGGTGTTTTTACATCATCGTTTGGGCTATGACGTGAGATGGCTACTGGTGCTTTCAATGTTCTTTACGTTGGTAGCATCTAGTAAAGAAAAATATCGTTGTGTTAAGTGGGCATGGACAGGCGATGTTTACAACCGCAAAGTAGTATGCCTTGAGTGGCAAAAGGTTGATAGAAAGTGATTGACCCAATAAGCGCATTAGAAGGACTGCAAAGCGCAATAGCAGTTGTAAAAAAAGCCGCCAAAATTGCAAATGATTTGGGTGGGTTGGCTGGCGTTGTTGGCAAACTCTTTGACGCTCGTAGCCAAGCAACTAAGGCGATGGTTGAGGCTAAAAGGTCGGGCAACAAATCCAACTTTAGCGTTGCCATGCAAATCGAAAATGCGTTGATGGAAACGGCTAAGTTGGAATCTCAACTTCAACTGCTTTACATGCAGACGGGCAATATAGACGTATGGAACAAAATTAAAGCAAGAGCAGCAGAGATGGATAGAGATGATGCCATAGCTGCTCGTAAAGCCAAAGAAGAAGAACAACGTCAAAAGGATTTAGAAGCAGAACAAATGCAATGGGCAATTGCTATTGTCATCATTGTGATGTTCGTTGGTGCTGTTGGCTGGGGACTTACACAAATTAACGAACTATGTGCTACAGCAAGGTGCGGTAGATGACTTGGCTTGATATAGTGCTTTGGTCTGCTGTGCCTTTAAACTATTTTTTTTGGATAGTTATTTATCCAAGGCTGGGAAATGAATGAGTACCAAAAACAAGCAGACAAATTCTTTAAGATATTTGCTAAACTTTATGTGGCATATCTGGTGATTGGTCTGCTACCTCACTTACCTGACGAGTTGGCAGGAAAAATTGTTGATAAACTTTTTGGAATGATTGGACTGTAATGCTATCTCTATTTTCTACTCTTGGTGGCTTGCTGATCTCTGGCTTGCCAAAGCTGCTGGACTACTTCCAGAACAAAGCCGACCAGGCGCATGAGCTTCGCCTGGCACAGGTGCAGACTGAGCGCGAGCTGCAGCTGGCGGCTGCCGGGTTCGCTGCCCAGGCCAAGGTCGAGGAAATACGCACCGACCAGATCGCCATGCAGACTGATGCCCAGATGACTGAAGCAGCGCTCAAGCATGACGAGAAGATCATGGAGCGGGCCAGCACCTGGGTGGTCAATTTTGTTGGCACCGTGCGCCCAGTGGTGACGTACATCTTTGTGCTTGAGCTGTGCGCAATCAATGCTTGGATCGCCTACTACATATACAGCCGCCCTAGTTTGGTTACAAACATGGAAGACTTGATTCGGTTGACCGATATTTTGTTCAGCGCCGATGAGATGGCCATGTTGGGGGGAATTATAGGATTTTGGTTCGGAAGTAGAAGCTGGAGCAAGAAGTGAAGTTGAGCAAGGCCGGCGCTGATCTGATGCACCGCTATGAGGGTTGCCGCAACCGTGCCTACCTGTGCCCTGCCCACATCTGGACAATTGGGTTTGGGCATGTGCTCTACCAGGAGCAGATCAGATTGCCCATGGTCAAGACCGAGAAGTACACCGGCACCATTCGCAAAGAATACCCATTGAGAGAGGGAGACAACCGTGTTTGGTCACAAGCAGAGATCGATTCGCTATTCGCACAGGATGTCGCAAGTTTTGAACGCGGTGTTCTACGACTTGCTCCCAATCTGGTTGGTCATCAAGGGGCTTTCGACGCGTGCGTCAGCTTTTCCTTCAATGCCGGACTGGGTAATTTTCAGCGCTCTACCATTCGCATGAAGATTGGCCGCGAAGACTGGGAGGGTGCAGCGCAAGCCTTCATGCAATGGACTAAGGGCGGGGGCCGTGAGCTCCCCGGCCTGGTCAAACGGCGCAAGGCTGAAGTTGCGCTGTTCCTAAGTGACGAAACTACTGGGCAGCTCCAAGAGCATTGATGCGCTTCTGGTAGTTGGCTGTGTGTCTGATCCGCTTTATGGTGTCGATGCGGCCAATGGTTTCCTGGTTGCACTCTTTCAGCTCCTTCAAGATTGTCATGCGCTCGCGGGCTGGTCGCTTGCCTGCCTTGGCGGTCTTCTCGGCCAGCTCTTCGTACGCATCTGCCCAGTCTTCCAGGGTGTCATGCACGCTGTAGGGCTGATCCTTGCCTGGCACGCGCACAGCAAACCCGATGGGCTCCACCTCGCCCAGGTCATCATCTTCACCAGGCACCCGCTCGACCAGGGGCTGCAGCTCAACATGCTCGACCACTTCGACCACCTCGGCCACTTCCGCGACGGGCTCTAAGACCTCTGGCTCAACTGGCGCTGCCAACTCCACCGGCTTGGCCACCATGTCGAGGGGGTTTGCAGGGGCCTGGCGGGGCGCTGAAGCGCTTTTCTCATCGACAGGGTAGTCATGGGCCTCTTCGGCTGTGATCAAGCCTGTAAGAACGTCAGCAAAGGCATCGCGCAGGGCGAAGCCGCGAGCTCGCATCTGCATCATGCGCTTGGGGTATGCCTGCCATGGGCCTGTCTTGCCCCACAGGCCAGCTCGCTTGGCATCTTCGACAGAAAACTTGAAGATCACTGAGGTGCGGCCTTTGCGCTTGGCCACGCAGACAGCCACGGGGTTGGGTGTGCCTTCGTTCTCAAAGTATTCCTCGATGTTCTCGCACGTGGGACTGGCCTGCACCAAAGCCATGAGTGAGTCGCCATACATGCTGGGCTTGCCGTTGATCACAGCAATGTTCTGCAGCGCTTGCATGGGTGCCATGCCCATCTCATAACCCCACTGCAGGCAGACCAGGACATCATTGGGTTTACCCTGATATGCCCTGGGCACCATGCTGGAGCTGGCTAGCATCTCGCTGAATTGGATGGCCTCTGTGAGGGTGGTTGGCGCGAAGCCGCGCTGGTTAGTGGTTGTGAGTTGCATTCTGTTCTTCCTCTTCGATGTACTGTTTCATGGTTGTAAAAATGAGGTCGGCCATTGCGTCAACAAACGCTTCGGCTTCGTCCTCTGTTGCGTTTGTTGCGTTTAGCAGCGCAACGACAGCGCGTTCGTATGCGTGCCGGATGGCGGGGCGGTCGGGTAGGTTCATGTCAGTTGTCCTTTGCAATGAAACACAGCGAGGCAACCAGCAGGCCAACGGTGCCACCGACCATGAGGCAGCCAATTGCAATGAGTGTGCAGATCATGGCTGCCACTCTTTAATGGACAGAGTGGATTGGCGCACGCTGTACGCTTCTTTAGCCGGCACCAAACGCTCGGCTGCTGCCTTGAAATTGCGCATTGGCCAGCTGATGACGTACTGCCCTGCCCGGCCCTTCTCTGCCTGGCCCAGCTGCGACTTGATCAGCTTCTCTGCTGTTTCGATGTGAGCCTCGGCTGCCCTGATGGCGGCCTTGTTTTCCAAGATGCCCTTGGCCAGGTCGGTGACGCTGCCTGGCAGCTCGATCTCTTCTTTGCTTGCAGCCTGTGGGTAGATGCGGTCGAGCTCTTTGCTGCTGGCCGGTGGATACCAGTCGATCTCAGCGCTGCGGCGGTACTTGTCCAGCTTGTTCTCAAACTGCAGCACGGCCTTGACGATCTCCTTCTGGGTGTCGTAGTGCGGGCCGAACAGGAACACGCGCAGCTCGATGCCCTGGTAAAGCACGCACACAGCGCCCCACTTGTGGCCGGTGACCAGCATCTGGCCTTGCAGCTGGATGGGGCCACGCGCCAGGTGAGGCACGTCCTCTGGCATGGTCTTGGTCAGCTTGGCCTCCAGCACGCCGGGGCCGTCTAGGACAATGGAGTCCTGGCCAACCACGAAGATGCCCTTGTCGGGGTCGCTGGTGATCTCCTGGCCGGTGCCATTGCCAACGCCGTCCAGACTGCACGACAGCGCAACGCTGCTGTGGGTGTATGCCTGGTTGATCTCGGTGTTAAATTCGGTGATGCCCAGGCGCTTGGCTGCCTCGATCAGGATCACCGGCTCCAGGGTGTTGCCCCAGCCCATGGCTTCGTTGCCAATGTCGGGGCGCTCTTTGCCGTCGATGGCGTTGATCGAGAACTGCAGCTCATCATTGGGCGTGCTGTACTTGCTAAAGCCCATCAGCCCCGGCAATCTGCTGGCGCTCATTGACTTGTCATCGGTTAATTTTCCGGCCATGGTTTACTCCTTTGTTGTTGCAAGAGAATACACGCGCACAATCCGCGCATGTGCTTGAGGATGGACAGCTTCAGTGAAGCCGACCGTTGTAAATTGTTTGGTTCTAAATACGGCGCCAAGCACCGATGGATGTACGCCTGATGGCACTTCGATGAATTGCCTGATGTCATTGATGGACACCTGGCCCTGCTGCTTGCACAGAACCACGGCCAGCGCCCGGCACCGTTCTAAGAACTGGTGATCACGCTGCTCAAAAATATCGAGCTGGCGCTGCTTTATGTCGCGACCAATTGCCTTCATGATTGAATCTTTTCAACCTGTTTGGCCATCAACCAATTGTCACCAAGCCGGCGAACAGATCGCACCCATTGGAGCTGGTACGAGCGGATTACGGCAGGCGGTGCATCGTAATCGGCAAAGATGCGGCGAACGTGAGTCAGGAATCTGGTATTCATGATCAGCCCCTCCATGCCAACAAAACACCCCAGCCACCAAAGACCAGGAACGTGCCCACAACGTAGGCTGCATCGATTAGTTT